TGCGGCTGTCAAACCATTGGCTAATGTGATAATGGCTTGCAAAGCTGCATTGATCAGCATCGGCAGGTTTTGAATCAACATACTAACGAGCATCAAAAGGATCTGCACTGCCGCATTGGTCAAGGTCGGCAGGTTTTGAACAATGAAACTGATCAAGCTCTTGATAATTTCCATGCCTGCCGGAAGCATCACAGGAAGCGCAGCAATCAAGGCATTGATGATGGATTTCAAAATCCCAAGGCCCGCTTGCATGAGCTGGGGCGCCTGGCCTGCAATATCCGTGATGATCTTCTGCACCAAGCCGCCAATGCCGGTGGCCATCTGGCCGAAGTCACCATTCGAATTTTGAATGATGCCAGCGAACTCTTGAAGATATCCGCCTGCCTGACCGAATAGACTCTTGAATCCCGGCACGAACGCCGCTGCCAATGTAGCGAGTGTTCCCGTTAAGCCGTCTTTCAATCCATCCAGCATGTCATTGAGACTAGCCAAGGCCTGCACGTTCTCGCCGCTGACCACAGCGCCCATTTTGTGCGCTTCATCGCTTAGGTGTGCCAGCTCGCCCGCGCCCGCATTGATGAGCGGGTTGAGTTCCTGCGCTGATTTGCCGAAGAGATCCATCGCCAACACATCGCGCTCAGTCGGGTCCTGGATATTCTTTAGTGCAATCAGAGCATCTTGAAATACAACTTCTGAATCGCGCAGGCTGCCATTGGCATCTCGAACAGGAACGCCCAATTTTTGAAATGCTTCCGCCTGGCTTCCTAGCTGTCCATCGAATGCCTGCCCCTTGGCTTGGGCGTCGGACTGCTTTTTGTTGTAATCGTCATATTGCCCGGCTGCCGCGCCTATGTTGCGCGTGAGCTTTGCCAACGAACCAGCAATCGTATCCTGCGATACGCCGATCTGGTCGCCCGCATATTTCAACTCCTGCAGTCGTGTAGTGCTGATGCCTGTCTGTTGCGACAACACATCTAATTCATCTGCGGCAGATGCGGCATTCAGCACCAGGCCGGTAATAGCTCCACTCACCGCTCCGACCGCGACGGCCAATCCGACCACGAGCGTTATCGCGCCTTTGATAATTGTCCCAACCCCCGAAAGGATATCTTTGAACGAGATCAGCTTCTTGCCGGTGTCGTCAGTCTTTTTGCCGAGATCCTGAACTTTATTTCCAGCATCGTTCGAGCCATTCTTGAGATCATCCAATCCGCTCTTGGTATCATTCAACTCAACGTTCATTTTATTGAGCGTCTCGACCGATTTGTTATATTTGATCTCAGCTTCCTTGGTTGCATTGGAATCCGCGCCTTTGGCAGCCGCCGTATCTTCATATGCCTTTTTCAGAAGCGCAACTTTTTGCTGTTGCAGGTCAATTGATTTGGTCAGCGTGGTGAGCCGCAGTTCCAGCCCATTAGCATCATTCTTCCAATCTCCCAATGCCGCGGCAGACGCCTTGAATTCCGAATCAAGAACGCGCAGGTCTTTGTTTAAACTGGTAATGCCAGCCTTGAAATCGCTGGTATCCAGCCCTACTTTTCCGCTGAGGTCATTGGGTTCTGTCATTGGTTATAACCAACTTACTTCATCGGCAAATGCCCTTTTATATGGCTTTGCGTGACCGCCGCCAGTTTGTGATGCCAGATGGAAAACAAACGGCAGCAAAGATTCGATGTCAGTCTCATCGTTATTATGAATATGCCAGCCGAAGCGTTCGGCCAAGACGCGGTCTATTTCCAGCGTCCAATCCTGGTCATCGTTTGCAAGGTCGATCCCCCCAGGCGAATCTAATCCGCCTGGGGTGGAGAGTTTGGGACCAGACCCCGCGCACGCGAAACAATGGACATCAAGACTGTCATCATTTCTGGAACATCGGCATATTTGTCGAGCTGTTCAAGTGTGACCTTTTCCGCGCCGAAGATCTCGATGACAAGATTAGCAATTGCATCGATATCAGCCTCGGTTGGCTCGTTCAGCCGGTCGCCGATATCCTTCTGCAGACGGACGGCTTTCTTGAGCAGGCCCCACGGAATGATGAGCCGTTTCAATTCTGCGATAGGCTCGTCGTTCTCATCGTAGAGCGTCAATACGATCGGGGTATTATTTTTGTTTGGCATGTTACGCCGTGGTGAAGCTGATCGTCATATCGGTCAGCGATTGGCCATAGATATCCATCACATCATGGACTACTACCAGAATATCGCTGGCAGCAGACAAATCAGAATAAGGATCGAGCGTGACGACCGTGCGGTCAGCATTGATCGTACGGGCCAACGTAACCAGCAATCCGTTATCCACCAATGCGATGCCTTTCTCTGCGCCGTCCTGCAACGGGTTCGTGAATGTCAGCACCACATTGGTAGAGACGCTCACACCCGAAGCGCCATCCACTGGTGATGATGTCAACAACGGGGAGGCAATGGGCGTGCCAGCGACGGGGATCTGGACTGCGTTGAACCAATTGGCCTCGTCGAAATTGGTGGTATCGGCATCGCCATATACGCGCTTGACACCATCCATTTTGCTTGCATCGCCAAGCAAGTCAAAAGGATGAACGGTTTTCAACGCGCTGACCTTCAGTGTTACCGTCTTGGGACTTGGCTTATCCGACTCTGTGGCCGCCTCATCAGCTGGTTCCTGGCATCGGCATTTCAAATACCAATAGTAGCGGAATGAACCGTTGCTCTTTTTGGAACGAAAACCGATGGCCACGAATGGCGCATCCGCAGGGTTGGCATTATCCAGCACCCGGCCCGAAACCGCGTCGAAGATTTTTCCGGTAATCTCAGCACGCACCGAGGACGGCAGATTGGAAAGCTCCATCTCCAAATCGGACTTCCCTTCCGTAGTAATCTCGTCGAAGGGAATATTGTCCATATATTGCGTTTCACTGGAAACGGCAGGCGTGACCTTGACGGTGGCGGTAGGCGCCATATATTTCGGCGTGCCCACTTCATAGCCATTCGCATCATCCTGCGTGACCAGGGCGTAGTAGAGTTTGTCCAGACCGACCGTGCTTTTATATTCGTTTGAATTGACAGTCATGATGTTCTCCTTTTTATAGATCGAGATGATAGAAATAATCGATTGCAATGCCATAGTGCTGCGTATCCGCGCTATATGGCAGTTTCAGCCGTTGCCCTTTTTGAAATCCAGCAGCAAGCATGGCCGTATCCACATCCGGAAGCGAGACCAGGCCGCCGCGGCTGTAAATCGAAATCTGGATGTGATGCGAGCGGTTGGTCTCTGCATTGTCGGCATGCAGCTCGGGATTGTCCGTCACCAAAAAATAAACGATATAAGTTTCTGGCAGGCTTCCGATGAAAACATCCATCCCAAAGGGCACAGCAGGATTCAGCGTAGCGAGCGCGGCCGAGACTTTCTCGAAGATGGTCATTATTCGACCAATCCTTTGTCTTTCAATATTTCTCGCTCTGCGGCATGCACCTTGTTCCTATTGTTATCAAATCCAGGGCGAAAAAATGGCTGAGCGGCTGTGTCGGACGTGCCATACTCCACGAAGGTTTCATAAGGCAAGTCTTTCTTCTCATCCACGCCCACGACAACAAAGTGATAATCGCCATCGTGCTGGACTTCAGTGCGATATACATCCGATTTCAACTGGCCTTTGACTCTGCGCGGATCGTCTTTCTTCAGCACTGGCGCGTTGGCTTGTACATCCTCGAAGACGATCTCTGCACCTGCATCCACAGCTTCGCTGGCAGCCACATCTACATCGTTGCCTGCACGCTGAATGTTTTCGAGATATTGTTCAAGGCCATTTAGTTGAAAAATCCCATGTATCGGCATCCTATACCGTACCTGTCACACGCTCGACGCGAAACACGGTCCAGCGATTGCGATTTTGAACATTCTCAGGCGGTGAAATAATCTTCCATGCTGAGCCATCATTCTGAATAATCTGCCACGAGCTAAGCACATCGCCTCGATAACGAATTTTTACAGTGGCTCTCAGCACTGCCTGAGCCGCATCGCTTTGAATAAGCTCCTGACCGTGATCGTAGATCCATTCAGACCACACGGTTGGATGGGTGGCCACATTCGAAAAACCGGAAACCTGAGCGCCGCCAGCATCCTTATTGATGGTAGGAGATTGGAACGTGATGCGCGTCTGCAGATCACCAGCATTACCGATAAGGTCAGCCATTACACACTCACATCGTCGATTGGACTCTTGATCACAACCGCGTACAAATTTCTAGATAAATCGCTGACATTGGATTGTTGGATCTGGCTATCGATGCTAATGGCACTTTCGAAGTTCGAAGATTGATCTCCGTCAACACCATAAATCCCAACCAGCTTCACGATTTGATCGCCTTTGAGGGCTCCGGATAATTTGATCGGGCCTGCGCCATTCTTGCCTGTAAATTGGTACTTGCGATGCAGGATGGCCTCGGCCTCCAATTGAACCAATTGCGCTGTAACCGTCTCTGGCGCAACGCCAATCAGACCAGGATTGTCATACCAAAACGTGAGCAACATTCCCGCCGCCATGATTGCCGTATTATGAATCGGATCATCACCGGTCCAGTCATGGCCGGTCGCATTTTCAAGATATTGATCGATCAACGGCAGCAACTGCAACATCACAGCATCGTCTTCTGCCGATCGCAGGAAATTTGCAGCTTGTGCGGATGTCAAAATGTTAGTCATGGTCATGGCTTCCTGTAGCCTCCGCCGCCGGAAGGGGAGCGGCGGAGGCAGGATTCACGGCGTCAATAAATGCCGAAAATCTTATGAATTCGGCAACAGTATCACCAAATAATTCTTGGTGCTTAGATCAGTCGCCAAAGTTTGCTGGATCTGGTCGGCGACTGTGATCGTGGTCTCGAATGCAGCATAAGCCATTCCCATGTCGCTTAATCCAGTCACGCCGATCACCTTATCGCCAACAGCCGCTTCATTCAAATCGCACGGGCCTACACCATTCACCCCGGTAAACGAACCTATTTTGCAATTGACCAGCACAGCATGCAGTGTATCTGGTGCGATATTTTTATCGGTAACAGAACCCGCCTTGGCTTCCGCGCTCGATGCGAATGTTGCGGCACCGTCCAATCCTGTGACTGTGGCGCCTGCTTGGACTTCCAGCGTGCCGCCGCTCTCAATGACCAGCTTATTGCCGCCATCTTCTTCATGAATCAGCGTAACATATGGATATGTCATGATGCACCTCCTACGGCAGGGTGACCTTCAAAACAGCCATCGCACCGGTGTCCATCTCAGCGCTGTCAAGGCGGGCAATGCCGCGCACTTCGGTGCTGTTCGAGCGCCAGGCCTTGCCGCCGATATTTGTGGATGAGAACTCATATCCGGCGCGGCGGAAGATGGTCATGTACGATCTGCCGTCGCCAATGGCGATGCGTGTGCGCGTGGTGCTGGTCATGTTCGGCCAATGCGCATCACTCAATACCACAACCGGTCGGCCTTTCGCACGGAATGCTGTCGGGCTGGATGGATCCGGCTGAAGTAACGGCCGACCATCGCCATCTTTCAATTGATCGAGCACTTCCAGCCCGCTCTGATTGGTGAGAATGCTGGCGGTGGCTGAGAAGATCGGGTCGAGCGTTTTATTCAACGCAGTCTTGATCGCATCCAGCGTCTTGGTGGCATCGGTCACAGCGGTTCCAGTAATGGCATTGAGTAAAGCCAACACCAGGGAATTGTTAGTCAGGATCAATTTCTTCCCAAACCAGCCAGCCAGATAGTTCATAATGTTGATCGGCGTATCCGCCATGAACGTATTACTCACCGGCAGAAAATCGCGGTACTCTTCAAGCGCAAAATCGATCTTGTTGAACAACGGAGATTCGCCTTCATCAGTGCGTTCTTCCATTTCAACGGTACTTTTGGTGAGTGGAAGAGCTGCGGCAAATTGTTCGATCACACGCCAGCCAGTTAGCGTGGTAGTTTCTTCCACGTTGACATAATTGGCCAAATCGACATATTGGCGCATCAATTCGATGATCTTGCCATCGAAATCCACCGGATTGAGAAAGCCGCCCTCAGAACCGGCAGGACTGCCGCCCGTCTCGGTCAGCGCATTGAGCAAACGACCAAAGCGTTCCGAGCCGCCGTTCTGACTGACGTTCTTCGGCGTGACACCATTGCGGAAGGCGTTGAACCACTCATCACGGTATTCCGGCGTGGCGCGCAAGTTTTCGGCTTGCGGCTGTTGCTGGCTTTGAGAGCCGCCCAGCGGCGTAAAGCGCTGGGCAGGATCTGCGCCGCCGTTGTTGGTGGCAGCCAGGGTGGACAAATAGAGCTTGTTGGCGCCTTCGTACTCGGCAACTGCCTTGTCCAGCGATTCTTGCAGTTTGAGCGCCTCATCGAATTTATCTTCATCATTCAGGCGCACGATCTCCGATGCAATCCGGTTGCGCTCGGCGTTGGCCTTCATGACTCTGTCGTACATGGGTTTCAAATTTACGGTCATGTTTCTACTCCTTGGTTAAAAAGATTTTGGCTGTAGCGGCCAGGCGCTTCGCCTTGCGCGCTTTTTCTTCATCCACCACAGGCCGCTGATCATCGCTGGTTTGATTCAGCAGCGCGCGTGGGATGTTGACAAACTGGGACTTGAGTTGATTCGTGAACTGGGCAACGTTGGCGGCCTTGCTCGTTCCGCTGATGACTCCATCGGCAAAACCAAACGCCACGGCTTCGCTGGCGGTCATCCATGTCTCATCGTTCATCATCTTCGAGAGCTGTTCGGCATCCATTTTGGTTTTTGCCATATAGCCCTCGACGATGCCGTTCTTGAGCGATTTCAATTCGTCGATCAACCCCTTTAAATCGTCCACGCCGTAATAGCCCATGATGCCCACCATTGGATTGTGGATCATCATATAAGCGCTGGCGTTGACCATGCACCGGTCGCCCGCAATGGCCACCATCACCGCAGCCGAGGCCGCGATGCCATCCACCTTGACGGTGACTCTGCCCGGATAATCTTTCAACATGGCCGCCATCACGGAGGCCGCGATCAGGTCGCCGCCATACGAATTCAGGCGCACCGTCACCGGTCCATTTTTGCCGGATGCATACAGCTGGTCTTTGAACATTTTGGGCGTGATCTCATCGCCCCACCAGCTGAATTCCGAGATGGGACCGTACAGTTCCATCTCGACTTCGCCGCTTTCGGTATCGGCGGCATTATGGAACGTCCAGAACGGCTCGTGGGGCTTGCCGTTTCCATCGAAACAGCGAATCGGTTCGTTAGACTTTGGCATTGCGGGAGGCTCCCATTGGTTGAATATTGGATGGCATATACAGCAGGTCAGCCCCAGGATTGGAGCTCTTTGGGCGATCCTCGATCTGGATTGCCTGATTGGGTGTCATACGGCCATTCTGGATGGCGGCGTTCAAATAGTCGCCGCGGCTCTTGGCATCCGTTCGGAACAAGGAAGATCGTTCATAACGAAAATAGGTGGTGGACTGCTCTTGCATACTGAGCCAGCTCAGCTTTGCCGATTCTTCGATCTGCACCAGGTAGGGGTCCAGGGTGGAAGAGAGATAATCCAGGTTCTGCTGCTCGTTGCTGTTGTAGGCTTGCTTGCCGGTATTGAGTTTATAGGCGGGCACGCCATAAAAATTCATAATGGCGATATCGTTGTCGCGCAGCAATTCCAGGAATTGAATATCCTTCGGCTGCATGGTGACCGGCTCGAATTTCGATACCTTGTTATCAAGGACTGCAATGCGGTTCGAATTTTCATCGCCACTCATAACCTCCTCGTACATATCGCGCACTTTTTTGCGGGCATCTTTTTTACTTTCGCCGTTCAGCCATAAAATACCGGCCGCGGACAGGCCATTTTTGAATAAACTTCCCTGGGACGAATAGCCAGCCAATTGCCGTCCGATCGTTTCGCGCGCATACTGTATGATTCCGCGGCCAATAAAGCCGGTTGGATCGGGGTTGATCATCCAATGAGCCACTTCAACTGCCGGAATCGGGGTCAACCTGGTATCACCATAAAATTTGGTCATATACCATTCATTCCCATCCTGATCGAAAACTGGGTATGTCTGATTCGCTGGCAGAATAAAATGTTCACGCGGGAAAATGGGCGGCTGCCAGATGTAGTTGTTGCCCCAATTCAATAACCAAAGGGCGGAGACTTTCTTGAACCAGAAGGGAGTCCACCAGCGGTTCGGCTGCACTTCCAGCAAATAAGCAATATTATGAATCATGCCATCTGGCCGCATGCGCTCGATCTCGCCAGGCGCGCGGCTGATGAATGTCTGTAATGGCATCTTGGCAATATCATCGCTGATCAGGTTCGCACATCGGTACGCGGTCGCCACGTTCTTCGAGTTCTCCGGTGTGACAACCTGTCCCGATCTGGTCTGCAGTCCCATCCCGCCGATCAGTTCTGGAAGTGTTTGCGGCATGGTTTGCGAATTGACAACCGATATCGCCAAGCGTTTGTTGCGATGAGTCAAGCCTTTGGACAAGATCATTTCTGGTTACTCCATGCATATAAAGCGGCGTAAGCCAAAACCTGTATGCCAGCCACAAACCATGTGGCCACATGATTCACCTGATATGTACCAACCAGAATCAAAGCGCAACCCACAGCGATCAGCAGCTCCTCGAAATATTTCTTGATCCACGTTCGGAATTTTCTGCTCTTGGTATTTTTGATCATTTGAAAATAATCTCAATCGCGCCTGTCAATAAGGCGCCAGCAAACGCAAGGATCGAAATTCCAATTGCGCTTGCAAAATAGACTCCCACCTGGTAAAAGACCAACGCGGGGGTAAATTTTTCCAACTTTTCATAAATATCGATCACGGCAGAAAATAAAAGTCGATCACGTGTCTCGATATCCAAAGGCTTGCCTTCATCAATTATTTTTTTAATCTCACGAATGACTTCTGTATTTCCATTTGCCATGCCTATTTCCTCCATGTGGTGTAATATCTTCCACGCAAAAGCAAAGCCAGCCAATAACTATCTCTTGTGTGTCCCCAAACATTCCCATCCCGATCAGTACGGATCTCCGTCAGGTACACTTTCGAACCGACGAAGTAATTTCCGGTTGGGACATTGCTCATGGACGGGTCGGGTCGCATCGAGAGCCACGGCGACGCGATGATATAGACCACCACATCCGGCGTGGGTGTAATCACCGGCGTCAATGTGATGGATGGTGTGGATGTGAATGTTGGGGTGGGTGTAAATGTTGGAACTTCAAATGTCGATGTGGGCGTTATGGTTGCAGAAATATTCCACGGCACATTGACGGTACCAATCTTTTGAGCAAGTATTGAGACCGGCACCCAGATACCGCACTCGCCTTTGCTGATTACAAATCCCGAACAGGCATCCCATGTGACAATATCGTATAAATGCGGGAAGCCGCCATAATTTCCGTAAATATGCTGGATCACCCATCTCACATTGAAATATTTTTGATAATCGGTCCCCTTTGGCATTCCGACCAACTCAGCAAATCCATTGACGACCTGCGAGACACAGACATAATTGATCTTGTCTCCAAATTCAGGAAGCCCGCTCGCGGGAGCGATGCGATTCCAATCGACCGATGTATGGATGTCGATCCCATCGATGCTCTGGAATACCAGCCCATTGTGAGCGTCAGCAGCCCATTTCCAATCTTTCACGGAATTTATATTGAGGGTTAATGTTGCATCGATTTCCTTTTGCGTCAGCCGCACATAATTTGCGGACGTTCCACCACCCGAATTGATATTTGGCGCAGGATATGTGATGTGCTGCGAAAAACTTCCATCCCATTCAGATTTTATCCAGGCTGTGACAGAATATTCCGTGCATGTAAATGGCTGAGATTTGACAACATAAGACGATGTTGGTATCGCCATTTGTTTCTGAGCGGGAGTACAGGATGAAACGATGAATAAGATGACTGAAAAGATAATGATCTTCTTCAGCATTTCATCAAATATCCCATGTTGTGTTATTACCCAACGAGTTTGCAATCACACACCTTAAACAAAAAGCGCCCGATGACTCTCTTTTGAGAGTCATCGGGCGCATCATTTCCGACAAGCGTCCCGGTCTACACCAAGACTGCGTTTATTTAGTTAATCCAATTATAGCTTCGCAGACCGAAATGTCAACCCTATATTAAATGACAAACGCCGGGGTGAGGGGGGCACCCAAGCGTTTGTCATTTAATATTTTAGAACATGCTTTCTATTTTGTCAAGGGCTGATTTAGAAAGACCTCGCCTGTCATGATCGCTTCTTGAATAATAAAATTCACATGCCGCAGATATTCCACCTGCATCCATCCAACCTTTGAAAGCTCACTGGCACCTTCGCCCACTTTCTGCAGTTCTGAAAAACAACGCTGGAGCTTATGCAGCTCCAGCGTGTAAATTTCCTTTGGGTCGGTTGTATATTGCTTCATGATTATCCCCTAACATATTCGCCTGTGCCGTGCAGCCGGTCTTTGACATATGTCAGAGTCTCAGCAATGCTGCTCAAATCTCCAACGTGCCCCCAATGATGTCCGCCTTGCCCACTGGCATTGCGATCATGTTTCTCCAATCCTGCTTCGATTTGCTTCAGCAGCTTTTTGATCTCAGTCTGTCTTTTTTCGTATTCTTTAAGTGCTGTTTCCTGCGATTTATTGATCTGTGTGCGTTTCATTTTGTCTCCTTATAGCCATCAGTAGGCCGCTGAGTGCAAAGGAAGTCAAGGCAATTACATACCCCAATCATCGCTCAAAATATCATCAAGGTTAGTTACTTCATTGCGTAACGCCAGATCGATTGCCATGATCAAAGCGGAAATACCATCGATTTTTTCTTTGGATTTTTCCTTATCAGGCTTAATATTACCTGCCGGATCCATGCGCGCCACCACGTTATCCGCCATCCATGTGAGCACAGGATTGTTTCCGTGACGGATCTTCCCCGATAATACAAGCCGCTCCAATTCCTTCATCGGTGGAGACATCGATGCAAAACCTTGACCGAACTGAACCATCGTAATGCCCATGTTCTGCAATACTTGAACGACGCGGGCTGCGCCCCACCGGTCAAACGCAAGACGCGAAAGAGTATAGTCAGTGGCATCATTCTTGATCTGTTCGAAAATGAAGTCATAATCGATTACATTGCCATCGGTTTTTTCGATGTAGCCATCTCGTACCCACTCGGCATAATGTGTGCCTTCCTGCGTGCGCGGCTCGATTGCATCTTCCGGCAGCCAGAAGCGCGCTACCACATCAATGAATCCATCTTCCGCAGGAAAAGCCATCACAAATGCTGTCAGATCGGATGTGCCTGAAAGGTCAAGACCTCCAAATCCTGTCCGGCCTATTAAATGCTTTGGTAATTCCAACGCATGGATTTTTCCGCCGCACTTACGCCAAGCGTCCATGTCCATCCATTTGGACTCTCCCTGCACCCAGACATTCAACTCACGCCGCAGAAAGTTATTTTGTGCAGCTGGCATCTTCTCTGCACGCTTGGCCTTCATTCGCAGATCATCTATCTTTTTCGAGACACCGAGATTTGGATTTGCCTTTATCCAACATGCCTCGTCACGCCAATCATCACCATCATCAATGGTAAAGATAATCCCAAACCACGTGTCGTCAACAAACGATCCATCTTTAAATCCCTCCAGCACCTTGCGGGTATATTCATTCTTCTCAAAGCAGATGCTCTGACGGTCCATGCCCGCCGTGGTGATGGCCACCAGCAACGGTTGCCTGCGTGATCCCGTGGCAGTTTCGAGCACATCCCACATCTCGCGACTTTTCCAGGCATGGACCTCATCAGCCAGGACGCCATGAACGTTCAATCCATCGATGCTGTCTGAGTCAGCGCCCAACGGTTCATACTTACTGGCGCTGGCTTCCATGTGCAAGTTGTCTTTATAAATCTTGATATGCTTTCGGAGTGCGCGATTCTTTTTGACCATTCGGATCGCTTCGCCATGCACAATGCGTGCCTGGTCACGTTTGGTGGCCGCGCTGTAGACTTCCGCGCCTGGCTCGCCATCGAAAAATGCCAGATAAATTCCGGTCGTTGCCCCATGTGTTGACTTTCCGTTTTTACGAGCGACTTCCTCATACAAAGTTCTGAACCTACGCGTGCCATCTGCTCGCATCCATCCGAACACATTCCAATCGATAAACTGTTGCCACGGCTCCAGATGAAGAAATTCTCCGGCCCACTGTCCTTTGGAATGCTTCAGCAAACTAGCCATGTGTATCTTTCGCTCAGCTGCTTCGCGGTCAAAATACAGTCCCCGCTCATTTCCATGCTTTAAATCGTGAAAATATCGCTCGCAAGCAAGCCTTACCCATTTACAAGCGATGATTTTTCCGTCTACAACATCCAACGCATATTGTTCTGCGGGATGCAATGCCTCCTTCCTGGCATTTCCCATTTCACTAAGCTACCTTTACTTGTTTTCCAAACAGCATCTTTTCAAGTTCTTCTTCATCGCTTGGTGTTTCCAACTTGATACGTGACCGGCTCGAAGGCGTCATTCCGAACTCAGCATAAAACTTCTGCACTTGATCCATCGAGCGCTTCTTGATCGCAACCCACGGATTTTGATACATTCCACCTTTATCAGACATGATGACTTCACCTTCTTTTTCCAGCTTATTGCAGGCCTTCACATAATCTGCCCAAGCGGTGCAACATACAGCGAGCGCTGCGCGATCAATATTCGAAATGATCTTCAATGCATGAAGTTCTAAAGTAATCCGTTTCCATTCAGTGCGCGCAACTCCTTTGAGGTGTGGCGGACATTCGGGAATGACAGACTTCGGCTTCGGCTCTTTATTGTTCAAGGCTCGTTTGCCTGGGTTGCCCTCCAGCTTTTTCATTTCGGTCGGCAATGGTTTTCTGCCCCTCACAACTCCTCCAGTTCAGGCATCTGCCCCGTCATTTGAAAAAAGCGCTCTAGCGCCACAGACACATATCTGGGATCATTGTCCATCGTGCGGCAGATTCTTCCCAGCCGTTCACAGGCGGCCAGCGTTGTTCCGGATCCCGAAAATAAATCAAGTACAACCGCGCCAGGCTGACTTGAATTCTTGATCGAGCGCTCGACCAATTCAAGCGGTTTCATGGTTGGATGCTCTTCGCTTTTCTTTGGTCGGTCAATAAACCACACATCGGATTGTTTGCGGTCCGTAACTTCCACCAAGCGCGCGGCCTTCTCGTTCCAGCCATACCACATCGGCTCGAACTGGGTGTGATAATCCTTGCGGGATAAAACCAATTGATCTTTAACCCAAACGATTGTCGACGACCAATGAAAACCACGCTCACGCAGCCAATGATCAATGACCGGCCACTCCTGAGCGCTCATCACCAAATAGATGGGCGCGCCTGGTGCGCTGAAATCAAACAGCATGCCGGTAAATTTTTGAACAAACTCAGGAAAGTTTTTACCAAGATTGTCATTGTTCATCGTGCGAACTTTGTAGCCTTGAGCATTATCGGCACCGACTCCGCCACCATAGTTAACATTCCACGGCGGATCGCCCCAGATCATCTGCGCAAGAATTCCAGCCATCAACTTGGCAACATCGCTGTGCTGTGTTGAATCGCCGCACATGATCCGATGCTTTCCACAGCGCCACACCTGGCCAACTTTTACCTGCCACTTTTCTTGTAATTCATCGGCTCGATCCAGCTCCGCGCCCGGATCTTCCACGACCGGTTGCGTTTCTGCAGAAACACCAACGAGATCATCCAACTCTGCGGGCTCGAAGCCGGTAAAGAGGTCACCTACTGAGCTGGATAATTCGCGAAGCACATCTTCATCCCATCGGCTGAACTCAGCCACTCGATTATCTGCAATCCCAAATGCAGCAGCGGTCGCCGGATCATCATCAACATAAACAACGGCGATATGACTCCAGCCCAGCTGCTTCGCGGCTCGATACGTGCCGTTGCCCGCTTCCACTTTTCCATCCTGCAGGCGATTGGCTACGATCGGTTTGCGCTGGCCGTAGGCTTTCAGGGAAGCGGCAATACGCGCCACATCATGACCCACACGCGCATTGGCGGGATCTTCATGCAGGTTTTCGATTGGCACGATCAATGGCCACAGACTCTCAGCAATGTAGGAAGGATCGTTCATAGTTTCTCTGGCATCTGACCGGTCATCAAATAGTAGCGTTCCAACGTTGCGGCAATATAGCCAGGGTCAATATCTGCAGCTCGACATGTGCGGTTCAGGATTTCGCACGCGATCAATGTGGTGCCGGATCCATTGAATGAGTCAAAAACAATTTCATCTGGCTGTGTATAAAGCAAAATATGCCGCGCTGGGATTTCCAACGGGAAAGCCGCCACGTGGCTGTTGGCACCGGCTGTGCCTTTGATGTCGGTCCAATAAGAGCGTAGCGCCCATTTTTGTTTTGTCCGTTCCTGGCCGCGGCTCTTGCCTGCTCGGTTGTAATAAGTTTCCAATAGCTGCACATCTTTTTCATTGAGCACATCGCTGAAGTCAATCGGCTGACCTTCGTCACTTTCAAATGTTCCGATGAATTCAGAATGCTGATCAATTAAGTCCGTCTTTGGAGAGACTGAGGCCAGTTGGCCTTCTTTCAACCAGTGCCGGATATGTCGCAAATTCCAACCAAGCTTGAAGAATGCATTCATCCATTTATCGATCAATAAAAGCACCTGGCGTTTCTTGCGCTTATCGAATGATGTTGTAAATCCGGTGCCAGTATTGATCACAATGCGCGACTCATCCACGCGCACGACTGCTGCCATCACGGCCGCGGCACGCTCGATAAATTGATTGATCTCGGCTTCGCTCTTTTCGCGCTCGTAGTCTTTTCCAACCCAATAAGGTGGCGATGTGATCCCAAGTGCGGCAATGCCATGCCAACCCAACCCATTAACATCCAACTTCGTTGTATCGGCACAGACTAGAAGATGCTTGCCGAGTTTCCAGACCTGACTTTCAGCGGTCTGCCACTTCTCGCGCAGTTCCGTGAGCTTATCTTCTTTGCCATCTTGCGGCCCAGGGTCCACCAGCAATCCACCGCCACGTTCACCAAGCAAGTCACGGATTTCAGCATCAGTGAAACCCGTAAACAAATCTTCAATGGTCGGGACAAGCGCACCGAGCGCATCGAGATCCCATTCGCTTAATTCGCTCAGACGATTATCTGCGATGCCGTAAGCTGCAGCAGTAGCTGGATCATCTTCTACGAAGACAACAGCAATATGACTCCAACCCAATCGTTCTTTGGCTGCAAGCCATGTACCGTTGCCTGCCTCAATCTTGCCATCCTGCAGTTTGTTGGCAATGATCGGTTTGCGCTGGCCATAGGCCTTTAGAGACGCAGCAATCCGGTCCAATGCATGGTTCATGCGTGCATTGGCCGGATCAATGTGCAAGCTGTCAATTGGAACCGCGAGGCTTCGAAGCCCCTCGGCGATATAAGATAGATCATCCATTGGATACCGTCACTCTATTTCCAAAAAGCATTTGTTCAAGTTCATGTTCTGCATCAGGCGCTTCAACTTTCACTCGTGATCGACTCGATGGTGTCATACCAAACTCTGCGCCAAGTTTATTGAGTTGATCGAGCGCACGATTTGCGATCGACAAGTAAGGATTCTGAATAATGTTGCCTGCTGCCGTTTTGATGATCTCGCCTTTATCGCGTACCATCTTTTCGGCTTTCAGCCAGCGAACGTAAATCACGCAATACATGGCAAGTGCATCTTTATCGATTGTGGTAACCAATCCAAGTGGATGCAAATCGCGAACGATCGCTTTCCACTTTTCTTTTTCATCGTTACTCAAACTTTCCGGTGGCCGAGGCATAACGACTCTCGGCCGTGGTTCCGCATGGTTCAATGCGCGCTTGCCTGGATTGCCTGCCAGTTGCTTGAGTGCTGTTGGTTTTGGTTTTCTGCCTTGCATTCATATGCCTACCCCCCCTGCCTAATTTCGCGGGTGCGCGCACATGACTGCCCCGCCGGTCGTTTACCCCAGCGCAAAACATTTTTACCCCCCCACCCGTCTCGGCTTCGAGCCATCAACATAATGTTTTTTGTTGTCGCATCGCCGACATAGCCCCTCGAGATTGCTCCAATCATCAGAGCCTCCTTGTTTCCTTGGGATAATATGATCAACGACCTTCGCTAGCACACTCAGCTTATGCAGACCAAATGGATTCACACAATATGGATGCGCTTTGAGATATGGATCTCTAACATTCTTCTGCCAGTCATATCCATAGCCTCTATTTGTTGAGTTGGGTCTGTTATCAGGCAAACGAGGGAGACGATGCTGTTCACACCGACTCCCTTCATAGACCAGGTTCGGACATCTAAACACAGCGCATGGACGCGGCGCTCGTCTCGGCATTTATCCGCGCGAGTACGAATAACTCAATAACGGCACTTGTGACGCCTTCAATGCATCATATGCAGGCTTTGATTGTGTGATCTGTACGACAAAGCCAAGCATAAATAAGATTATGGTCGTTATCTGTGCGGCGTATCCGTTGAGAATATCAAACGAAATTTGTGGTTGAAACACGCCGAAATAGACCAATGCGATGAACGCCATTAGATTCAGCCCTGCCGCCCACTGCGATGCAGTGCTATCCTGTGCAACATGTATGATCTTCAGCAATTGCACCAGCACAGCCACCAAGTTAGATACACCAACCAATGATGCAAAGCCCAGCGCAATCTTTACAATGACGCCAAGCACATCAGGCGGCAATGTGATCTGAGCGCTGCCCAGGGCATGGACAGATATAGGCGCAAAAAGAAACGATATGACCAGCATGATGCTAATCAACCCGTAACCAAGAAAGATCCTTTTCATTTCGATTCTCCTTTAATTTGATTGACTAATGGAAACAAAAACACCCGACGCCATCAAGGCGCCGGGTGCATCATTTCCGACAACGTGTCCCGGTCTACACCAGGACTGCAAATAATATTCGATTGTGCTTCAACCTCCTTTCGTTTTTATTATACATCCACTAATGGAAAATGTTCCATCAAACGGACATATGCTTCACTTGGTTGTTCATTCCAATCAACCCACTTCCCACAAATCGTGCAGACAATTCCACTACATGCGCCAATGATCGCGCGTGCGCGCGCTGGGGGCAACTCCGACGGCGTGTCACCACGTTCAGTTGATTTCTCATAGAGATACAAGGCCGAGATTGTTCCAACGCCGTGCGTCACGCGTCGCACTTCACCCAACACATGTTCATGTATCTTTGGCGATGGCCAGAGCCTGCGATCATTCGCTGGCATATTATTCCTCTTCTTCTGGCGACGGCAGACCTCGCCGCAATGATTCAAGCTCCGCTTGATATTGCCTGATAATCTCATTGTGTTTTTCTCTTGAGATCAAAATGGGCACATATATACTGACTGGATTGACTTTACTTTGCTCCGCTGTCAATTTGGCTACTTCCTCGCTTACAAAGGTTACACAATAAATAGCGTCATCGCCATAGAATTGAGTAAATTTTGGATAAGCGCTTGTTTCAGGTACATCGACGCGAAGCATAGGTTTCCCTAGCATCTCGCTTTTAACGACCAGTCCAGCAACAACCTTGTGTCCCATAAGTTCAACAATTGCCCATTGGCCAGCATTATCGTTTGACATATTCAATTCTCCTGCACCAAACCGGTTATATCAACCAACCAAATATCACGTTGTTTAAGAGTTACCAAATTTACAACGCGGACCTGAGTTCTGCCAGGATTACCAATTACTTCAATCACACGTCCGAAGTAATCACGCCCGTTGGCCCTATATTGGATCTTCTGATCAGGCTTCAACATTGACTTCGCCACGTTGTGGATATTGTCATTCACGCGCTTACGCTCAGCCAGCAGCCGGCGCAGGACCTGCAGGGATGGGAGATTATTGATTGTCATGGGCACACCTTTGAACCGTCAAAGGTAGCCAATGACGCGCTGTCCACCCACGCGCGGACTGAGTCTATTCTAGCGACGCGGATGAACTTGATATTATCAGCATCAACGCATGGCTCATGCAGATATAGCACTTTTTGTTGGTCTAAAATGAAATCGCCAGAACCAACCAGGACAGATGCCAGGTTCGGAGAGGCGTACATTTTTGCGATGGCTACCGTGTAAAGCCAGTCATATCCATCCGACCATTGGTAAGGGCGCTCGATGCCGTTTGCCTGCCGGAACATGATGACGGGTCCAGGTGTCGACGGAAAGTCTGATCCTGAATAACTCTCGCTGTACGGATAGGTTGTCCCGGCCACGGTATAAGGGACGTCGGTCTGATAAACAGATGTCGCCGCAATCGAAACCGGAGCGCAGGCGGTCAAGAGTAGACCTACAATCAAGCATAATATTTTTTTCATAAGGAACCTTCCGTTTCCACAGCAACGTTGGCCACCACAAAATTGACGGCCACATGTGCATTCAAAATACCTACCATCATTCGCGCCACCGTACTGGCTAGCCTACTTTCCAGCCAATCGCGATTGTAAGTATTTCGACATCCCACATTCAAAGTGCCATTTGCAAAATGCACGGGGGCCGTATCTCGCACCCAGGTATCAAAGGATGCTTTTGGCATCTCCATTTCCAGCTGACCAAGCACAGATTGCCAAGCTTGATCGATCTTCGGTGTTACCGTTTCATCGGCCAAGCACCCATCAATATCTGCTACGATCTCATCTTGCTCAGTATCCGGATGTTGGTTACGAATATGCTTTCCAAATGCCGCCTCGTCGCTGCCGAATTCCTGCTCACAGATCTCACACTTGAAAGTCAACAGCCCAACAGCTGCCAAATAATTCTGCGGCAGGATGCTTGCATAATCGCGCAGGCATTCAGCGTTTGGGTTTTGCCAAGACCTCGTGCCAAAGGCCTGAAGACGCCGATACACAAATGCCGCAGGAGCCGTCAATCTTTTTTGGCGCATGGCATGAGCCAGATATCCCAGCACAATGGTCTCGGTCAAACGCTCGATCGGTAGCCCGCTGGCATTGACCGTCTGACCATTGAACAAAATTCCGGTCTGTTCGAGCAGAGTCAAAACTTTTGACTCTGGCGCTTCTGAAGAAGGAAGGAAAGAATCTAAATTTATTAAGTTAATATCTCTTTCTTTCTTAAGAGGCGAAGGTAAAAAATTTTGACTCTCGTCTTTTTCGGCTTCCAGTTCCAAAACATCAGGCTGGCCGGCTATTGCCGGGATTTGTTGTGGTGTTGCAAATCCCATTACAAGTTGCCTGCCTGCATTTGTAAGAACATATCCATCACGCAAACCCTGCCGGATTATCAATTCAAGCCGCGCCAGATCATCCAGATATTGCGCTGCAGTTGGCTTACTGATCGCTGTATGAGCCGCCAACAAATCGCGCCCCACAGGTTGCGGATCGTAGATCATGAGCACAATCAACACCCAGAACGAGCGTTGAAATCGATGGCTTTCGAGCAGACGTGCCAGGACTGGATCTATTGGTTTTGCTGGCATTATTTACGCTCCACCTTCTCAGCAGCTTTTAGATCGACTGGAATAGGTTTTGATTTGATCTCTTTGCGAACCAAACAAGTGCGTGTATGACCGCTATATTTGAACCGGTCAACGAACGTTTCACCACACTCACAGCGATATATTTTCGCTGGAGCGTCGCTGCTTGTCGCTCCCAGCGTCGCTGATTGTTTCGCTGAGCGACTTTTGAGCGTCGCTGCCTGTCGCTGAACGTCGCTCCCAGCGTCGCTGAACGTCGCTGAAGCGTCGCTGGTTTTCGTTTTAGCGACGCTCAGGGTTGTTCCAAGCGACACTAAATTATTATCAATCAGGCCCACCAGTGCGATTGCAATATCCATTGCCGATGACCACAGGAGAGCCCAGATGGCTTGCAGCCACCATATCCCCATCAAAATATCCTTCGACATGCTCAGGAAATTTGCAGGCGCGATCAATAACGGCGACATCGCGAGCAGAGTATAAAAAGCAATGCGTGCATATCTCGCGGATTTGGCTGCCTTGCCTTTATTCAGATATTGCTCAGCTTTCGCTTCGATGGCGGGTAACCTAGTGGCCGCAAACGCCAGCGAGAAGTTCACAACTGCGCCGGCTATTAATCCACCGATCAATCCGAGTGGGATATCAATCGCGCCTAGATGTACTGTGGTCAGGCCGCCATCCAGCAACTCGCCCGCTCTGGCGTATTGCGTAGCCTGGAATGCCGCCGCTCCATATAGCAGTATGTTCCCAAGCGACGGCAGTTTGATGTTGGGTGGTTTATTGTTTGGTTTCTGTGGCATCATCATTCTCCGTGAATAGATTTCCTTGCTATGGCTCATCAGTAGGCCGCTGAACTGAATGTTCGTCAAGCCAGCGTTTATTCTCTTTGTCAATAAGCCGCTCCAATGTACGCGCCTCGATCAAATCCGATTGTCTGTGCTCACGAAACCATGCGTCTTGATGAGCGCGCATCTTGATTACTGTTTGGCGATATTCTTCATCGGTCATATTTGCACCTACATCTTCCTGAAATAATCCAGGAATAACTGCGCCGGCGTGGTGTGGGGTGGAATAACCCTATCCGCGAAGATCTCTTCTGCCAAAGCATCCAGACCCGGCGTGCGCAGATCCTTCACCGCCACACATCGACCCGTGGTCAAGTTCTTTATCAACTCGATTTCGCTGCGGATGCCTCGGCTGTATCTGCGGACCTTTCCTTTCTTCGGCCCACACCGCCTGATGCGCTTATTGCGCACAATGACTCTGCGCTCGACCCAACCGGTTAGCGGATTTTGCTCCTCGGCCTCGGCTTTGGCTTCCAGCCACCAGGCCAGGCGTAGATCATAGTCAGTGTCAAACATGGCTCATCCAGCTACACCCATATTTAGGGTTTGAGACGGTTTGAGATTGGTTTGAGCCATTATTTGCGGGTTTGATGCGGTTTGAGCGGTTTGATGGTTTGAGACCAAATCTGCCAATTTCGCAGTTACACAGCGTGCATTACCTTGCTTTGGGTCCTTGGCTACCCAGCCACGCGCTTCATAATTTTCAAGCATCGAGCGCGCTGGCCATTCATCAAGCCCCCACGCTTTCAAGAGCGGGATTGTCATTCGCCCCTGGGCTTCCTCGAGTGACCGTTTCACCAGCAATGCTTCGTTCTCTGGGAGGGGTGATACTGCCGGCATGTTGACAGCGAGCCATTCCTGTTCCTGCTCGGGAGTCACAAAATAAAACTGCATCGGTGTATAAGTATTGGTGCGCAACACACCACGACCCGCAGGTTTTCCGATCACCCACTGTCCCCAATGATGCGAACGTGTCACTACTTTGCCTGAACCTTCATCGATCATCGGCAGGGCAATGCGGGTTTGCAGCATATCGTTGACCTCGGCGGGAATGACATCCTTATGCCATTCGTGACCAGCCATCACAATATGCAATCCCCACTTACGACCTTCACGCAAGAGCGCGCCAAGTTCCTTGAACACACGTTTATCTTGCAGAGGCGTGCTCGCTTCATCGATGGCCAGCAAAATGCGGGGTAACGGAGATGCGACCATATTGAAGGCATCCAGATCAGCGGGCGGAATGCCGCCATTCGCCACGGCTCGAAATTGCGCCGAACGATCTTCCAGCGCGCCCTTTAGATGCGCCATCAAAGATAGGAGTTCATCGATAGAGACAGCTACCGGATGAGCGGTCAGAGAATTCCATACATCTGGATTGAATGTATGCGCCTGCGAGTCGGCCAGATAGAGCTTCCATCCAAAGGCCCGCGCCTGGTGAGTGATCAATCGCAAGATCGTGCTCTTGCCTTGCTCCTGCGCCGCGCCGATGATCACGTTCTTCATTAATCGCGCAGCCAGGCTTACATCGCCGCGCATTCCAACTCCCAACCGGAAAACATCCCGCTCGCCGAAGCCCGGGAAATTCACCATCTTAGGCAGGGTCGGCTTCTTGCCGAACAACATGCAATAGCGCATCCCGGTATGGTTGGCCGCGATCACAGGAATGGACAGGCGTGTATTGAATGCCGCAGAGAGCGCCGTGGAGAGCTGGTGAATCACGTTCGGGTTCTCGTATGCATCCAGTTTGCCGCCCAGCGCCAGCGTATCCATTGCGGCCACCAGCCAAACATTTCCGTTATGCTCGGTCAGCGTATATTCGGTAGGCGGCATCAAGCCCAGATCGTTCACCATAACCTGTTGGATGACGAGCGCCGCAATCTGAGCGTGTTTCGAATATGTACTGAGATCAGACATCATTCCTCCACCAACTTGCTTTCCGCTTCATCCAGCACCGGAGATAGCGCGCGCGCCTCGTTCATAATCTGCACTGACGGCGCGCCCATCTGGCCACCCGCAAATTTGCCAAGCAAATTCTTTCCGGCCTGTGCGTATGGAGTCGGCAACTGGCTGACGATCTCAGCAATGGCATTCCCGCGGTTGATATCCGATTGTTCTTTCGAATCGATCGGCGCATAACGGATCACTTCGCCACCGGCAGTCACTTTGACGATTCCAGTCTCCATCTGGTCAGGCTTGATAAAAACAACTCCACCATCGGGAAGTTCGCGTTGAAGCGTCTGTGTTCTGCCATGTTCATCGCGCGCATGGGTGCGGGTCTTGATATACGTGACCAGGCCTCGGCCTCCAACATAGGCCAGGGCAATCATGAGCGCCCAGGGACCAAATCCACGCAATAAATTCGTGGCGGCAGCCTGCTGGGTTGCCAGCTGTACCTTTTGTACTTCCGCGTCCTGGATCTGTGCATTGCGATTGACAGCTTCTGCGGTCCAGGTTGCGGCGGGGATTGCCATCGTGGCAGTCAGAGCATTTGACATTTGTGTTTCCGCCGCATTGGTTTGTTGTGCGATCGCGGTCATGGTTTCCGCCGCATGAGCAGTTGAGAGCGCTACAACAGCCTGAGCAGTGTTGGCATCTGCAGTCGCAGTGGCATTCAAATGATTCGCATCTACTGTGGCTTGCAATGCCATCTGTTCAGCCTGAAGTTTCTGACGATCCAGATTCGCTTGATTGGCATCCTGCGTCAATATCAACGCTTGTTGATTTGCTGCAGATGTCAGAGATAAACTTTGTTGATATGCCACCTGGGTATATGAGAAATCCATGATGCTCATGGTTGGTGTACCTTCAGGCGGCTTCGGGGACGGTGTCATTTGTTTGTAAATAACGGCCGCTGTCGCTTGTGCGACTGCATCCTGCACGGGACCGGATTGATTTACTCCAACCAAATACATACTGACGCCGGCCAGGATGGGTAGGGACAGGATTGCGAGTATGAACCACAAATTTATTTTCTTCATATCACCCTCGCCTATATTTCAATGTTTAGATCGTCGTCATCAGACTGATTCGGCTGAAATGTTGCCGTTGGTCGTTCCGCCTGCGGAAGCCGCCCGCTCAAGGCCAGCAACAACATATCCTGCCGCGATAGCTTCGGACCTACAGACTGGCTGCGCTGAAATTGGGCGTTCGGACCGGCTTGCCAGCGTCCTGCCTGTGTCTGCCGTTTCCATAATCGGTAAGCCTTGCGAACTTCATTGAATGCGGCCACGCCAAAACCGATGCAAAACCCACCGATCGCAACTCCAAGCAGCCAATTCATGCCCGCGCTTAACCAGGTCGTGACGGTCGGGCCGGCAGCTATTTGAGTCTGTCCCTGCGCGACTGCGGCAGAGATAGGGTCATAATTTCCAACAGCAAAACTCACCGCGATGATGGTAATGAATACTGCACCGAACAAAACGAGACCACCGATATTTTTCATGCGTTCATTCCTTCCTTTCTTTCCAGACAATCCAAAGCATCCAGTAATCATCATCTCGATGGATAAGCCAGCTCTCACAATATCTGGCCTTTTTGCTGGCCTGCTCTACATAAATCGCAACATCAGGCGGATCGTTCTTTCGGACGATCACGTACCGGTGGAGGCCGAGACGACTGACGTCGTCAAGCAGAATGCGGTCGTAACCGATCCAGGCCAGCGGCTTATCAACAGGCCGGATGTTTGAAGCGTTCACCACAATTGGTACATTCATAAATGCCATGCTCGCTATCTATCGGTTGGGTTTCATCGCTCAGACACCAGGGACAAGGCACAGGGTCCGTCAATTGATTTGAGTTAGCCTGATCATTGGCACGTGCACTGATCGAGAACAAACTCGCCACACCGCTCGGATATTTATTATTCATAACTCCTCCACTTTTTCGATTACACGATGGGTATCTTCGGCCCTGATTGTCAGTTCGACTGAAGCCTGTTCGATTTTTCTGGCTTTATCATCCACGCGAATGGTCAGCTTCTCGGCATAGACTCTCTGTTTCTTTGCAATGAAATAAACAGTCGGATATCCGTTCTTCTCGCCCCAGGTTTCTGCTGCGGCCTTATCACGAATCCCTGAAAGCATCGCCGGATTTTTCAGCGCCGGCGCGCTCTGAACTTCAATCACCTTGATTTTTGTTTTCATGTTTCACCTTCCTGGCCATCTGTGTAAGATCGCCAATTGGCGGCTCGATCATCTTGCCGATCATCCTGACTAGCTCCACGTGTCCATTGCGGACCCTGTACTTAGGCTTTGGGAAAGTCCAACCTTTCTTCGATAACTTGCCTCTGCATTCGGGTCCCATCCCGATTGCGATTGAGAAAGGATCCGTCAGTGGCCGATGACATCTCGTGCAATGTGGACTATTCATATCAATTCGCTTTGAACAAATTCATTTGCGGACCGAACATCTCACCGCCGCGCTGTCGCAAATTGCGCGCCCGCTCTTCCATCTCACGTGCCCGGCTTACATATTCAGCCGCGATTACTTCGATATCATTCATGTCTGTGGCCAACCAATAACCATCTAAACTGCTCGATGAAACGATCAGATCAATGTCGCGGCATTCTGAGATGACATCGCGGATGCGCCGGTCGAAAAGATTATTATTTGAGCGGTTGGCTGCCGCCTCACGACCGAAAATGTTTTCCACCAGTTGCCAGCGGCTAATCCGGTGATCCCTGCCTTTGTGGAAGGTCAGGATGAAGCGCACACGTTCTGTAAGTTCGGATTTGGTCAGTTCTGGGAAATCATCAGTCATTGCTTCTTTCCTTTCTCCGGTGTTGCTGTGGAAACGGACTTGATCTCGGCATCCCATTCATCCGCTTTCTTGATCAAGGATTTGGGAATCTTCACGCCCCAACCATCCGCATAATCTTTTGTCAATGTGTTGAGAATGGCAGCCATCGATTGCCGCGTGTAATGCGAGCAAGCGTCTTGCATAAATCGCCACACCAATTCGCGTCGCTCGAAGTCAGCTTCTGTCTCTGCGGTTGCCTTCTTGCCTTCCAGCCATTCATCCGGGATGCGATCATCGATGCCGATGCTCCTCCAGTTATTGAGTTTTCTCAATGCTTTGATCGGCACGCCATCAAATATCGATTTAGCTGCAGCAGTAAACTCCCACATTAATTCCTTGCGGCGAATGCGATAGATCCGCATCATGCGCATCTCGGCTTTTTCTTTTTCGGTCTTCTTTCCGCCTTTACTTCTGCCTCGGGATGTTTTGTCCAATTTATCGACCGCCTGGCCGGTGGCCACCACCAGTAGATGATCGCCGTTTACTCCATCAAATCCCCATTGTGATGCGTAGCGATCCGCCGCGCTTCTTGGAAGTAATCGCAAACCCGCATGATGATCGGCAAAGATTTTTTTATGGGAATTTTCGTAACCAACCAGAAGCACATAACCGCCATCTTCACCTTTGTTATAGATGGGGATATTCAAATTCTTGCTGGCCTGATTCAACAGATGCAATTCCCAGGCTATATATTTGCGCTCATAACAAATCTTTAGACCGCAGTAATGTGTCCCGCGTATTTGTGTGTAAAAAGGACATGCATTGCAGGCCGGTGGATTGTTAAGATGTTCAAGCTGGCTTTCATATTTAGCCGCTCCCTGCTCACTCATTCGCGGCAATAGATCGTTTGGAAAACGCTTCATATCCAGCGGCCAGCCGCGCCACCCAGCTCGCGGTTTCCCGTTTTGATTACCATCGCTCCATAATTCCACTGTACTATCGAGATGATCAATCTCTCTTTCGATCACAGCCTCGGGCATGGATTTGCCCGCTTCCCGGTCGATCCGCTTAAGTGTTTTCTCGATTATTTCCGGAGACGCGATCTTTTGCATGGAATGAAATAAGCGAGCAGTGCCTTGTGAGATCGTTCCAGAGTCCAATGCGGTTTGAACATTCTCCGGAAGTTCCAATAATCTGACCATGCCGCGCACTGTTGCATCACTCATTCCAAACAATTCGCCGGCGTCTTTGCTGGATGCCTTGAATTCATCCATATAGCGCTTCATGGACTTTGCTAATTCGGTCGGCGCCAGGTCCTTACGTTGGACGTTCTCGGTCACAGCAAAGCGATATATCTCTTGATCGGTAAGTTCTTCAATGTCGATCGGCATGTAGATGTAACCGTTATATCGGTCTGCCAGGCCTGCCTGTTTGTAATTGGCATTCAGCCATTCAAAAGCTTTGCGTCGTGAATGCCCAAATGCCAGTTGCACCGATCCATCTGGCATCTGTCGCGCGGTCGGCTTCTGCAAGAGACTGTCCGCAGCGATACTGCGCGCCAGCTTCTCAATATGTTCGGCATCATCGATGGTTCGTGGTTGATATGGGTTGTCCTTGATTGCCGTAAGTGCGATTTGTTGCTCCATGTTTTGCTCCTTCCGTAGCAAAAGAAAATTTATATGATGGCTTCCTCCCCATACCTGCGCCGGCACTTAACCGGCACAGGCTGGCTAAGGAGAAGAGAGGGCTAACTGCCTGGGTCGACTGCCCCAGGGCTTCGGAAATCAGGCCGCCACTTGCATCGCCTGCTCGCCTTCAAAAGATTCCCCGCGCTGTCATCAAGCCAGCCCACCAACTGCGACCAGCGCCTTTCTTATGTTGCAATGGGCAAATTCCGGCGTGTGTCATGATCAGCGCAGGGAAAATCGAGCGCGCGGATGTGCGCCGCGTGACAGGCTGCGCTATTTGGCAGTTGACTGTCAGCACTACACCGCTCGAAAAATCAAAATAGAGTTTCGAATGTACGAGCCAGTGATCCCGTTCATTATGCGGTTTCCCTTTCCTGTCTCGATTGTTAATGTGCCCTTCCGATTTAGTGCGCTGCGTTGATCAATTTATGTTCGATCTGCATCGCGGCTTTTTGAATTCGTGCAAGCCGTACTGAAAGTTCCAATGGGATGATCGGCTTGTTATTCTCTAGTTGTGTAATCAAGCAGTCGGTTTGCTCTGTCACATCTTGTGCCAGTTTGATTGCATCCAGTCGCGCCCAATCGGCATCATTTGGCCAACGTTTTTTGGGTGTCATGGAGAGCCTTTCGGACTCTCTCGCGTTCAACCATATAGCGGACAATCGAACCAACGATCATGGGTGTTCCGCTGGCTGCGAACGCGATTAAGTCAATGAAAAATGAATTCCACCAAATGAATACATTCAACAATCCAGCACCAATAATCGTGACAAACACACCGATCACTACCAATAAGCTTGTAAAACCTTCCTGCTTATTTCCGAGTTTGTCTACAATGTGGTCAAAGTAAATTCCAAAGACCAGCAACCCGGCCAGGATTAGAAAACATGCAATTTCCGCTTCATATCCGATTCCGTTCCCGATCAAGACTGTACCTGGCATTCCTGTTATCCTTTGTTTATGAAAAAAGAGCGACCACCACCAGAAAAATCTAGCCGATCCTGCATCCGCGCGCTCGCAAAGAAATAAAATGTGAATCGCGGATCACGTCGTACCCGGCGCTTTCTCGTGCCTGCGCTTTCGCTACGACGGCATCGATGCGAGCATTCAATTTTTTTGACAGGTCGGATTGATTATCAGGAAATAAAATCAGATTACGCTGTTGTGACTTTCCACCCGAACGCGCAATCTCCACGCTCTTACTCAACTGGTCATCATCCTTGAGCAGTCCATCACTCCGGAGGCGGGCTATGTAGTAATCCACAACCTGAGTGGAACGAAACTTGAGCACGCTCATCAGATATTCGCGCGTGGGCGCATACCCAAATTGACTGCGATAAGCGCGGATAGCGCCCAGAACTTCCATTTTTCGGCTATGTTTTTTACTTGTCATACCTTTGGTTCCGCTCATTTCGCAGTAGCCTTTCGAGGATGGCAAGATGGGCAATTTGGGTCGTCTCCAAAAAAAACTTTGCAAGTGCAAATCGAAGTATGAACTGCATCCCTGCCTGCGGCCTTGGCCAGGCCCAGCAGAAAAAAGAAGCCAATGATCTGAATAAAGCAGACACCACCTAGAAGAATGTAATTTGGATTATTGAAGATTAAATCGAGCAGGGAAGCTATTTGCGCGTTCATGCCGCAACCCTCGTTTCTGGAGCAACGATTCGCCCCGGAATCAATTGACCATTCCGCCGTGCAAATTCCTGACGAATGAATTTGCGGATCATGCTGCTGCGTGAAGGAACTTCGCCATCAACTGTGTCGCTCTCACACATTGCGTCCAGCATCTCAACGGTTTCGATATCCATTTTGGTATTCACAAAAGTTTTTTCTTTTTCAGTTGCCATGCCTGTTTTATCCTAGTAATTTATTGACTACCTTATGTCGTTTATTGACGACAATATAATACCATTGTAAACAATTGTCAAGTCGTGACGACAAACCCGAAGCGACCTAATGATATGTTTTATGACAAAATGTCAGCACTTAATAACATGGATTTTTCAGACTGGCTTCTTCAAGAAATGAGCAAGCGCAATTGGTCTCAAGCTGATTTTGCTCGGGCGTCTGGGCTTAATCGCCAAGTAATTAGCGATTATGTAAATAAAAGACGGTCCAACCCCGAACCAAATATGCTAATAGCAATTGCTCATGGATTAAGCATTTCCCCCATAAATGTTTTTCGCAAGGCTGGTTTACTCCCTGAAGGCGGAGATGATGCGTCTTTCAGCGATTGGCAGTATTTACTAAACCAACTCCCCCAAGATGAGCAAGAAGAGCTCCGTCAGATCGCATTAATGAAGATCGAAAAGCGAAAGAAAGAATCTGAAGTAAAAACACTCAAACCTAAGAAAGCGGGATAGATGAAATGAAATTAGAACAAATGGTAGTTGACATTTTTTACAAAATGGCTATACTTATGTCTGACAGATTCCCTGTTGTTACCCATACAACAGCAGGTGATAGACTCCCCAGGATTGCCGCGTCAGGTAAATCCTGGGTGATTATTTTAAGGGGACAATCATGAGCGAACGTGTTGCAGTATTTATCGACGGCGCTAATCTTTTGCATGGTATTGGGCAGGATTTCAACCGCATCAACATAGATTTTGAAGCTTTTGTAACTAAGTTGATCAATGGCCGCTCATTGACACGCGTCTATTACTACACAGCTCTCCCCGATCAGACTCGCGATCCGGAACGTTACACCAAACAACAAAAATTTTTGAATGCCCTTCAGCGTAAACCCTATTTCAGTGTTGTGTTGGGACGGCTTGAAGCGCGCTCTAATGGCGTTTATGTTGAAAAAGGGGTGGATATTTCCCTTGCCATAGATTTGCTTGATTTGGCTTATCACAACACTTACGAGACAGCCCTCATTGTTTCAGGAGATGGCGATTTCGCCAATGCAGTCAAAATCGTTCAGCGCATGGGAAAGCATGTCGAAAATGCTGCCACCAAGTCGTGCCTTTCCTATCACCTCCAGCAGACCTGCGATAAAACCATAATATTGGATGCAGCTTATCTGAATGGATGTTGGCGCGGGGCATAAATATGCCCTTGACAAGGCGCGAAGCAATTGCATTCGGAATCGTTGTTGTCATTGTAGCTGTTGTGTTTTTAGCCGGTCCGCGAATTCTCGAAAATTGGGAAATGGCATTCCTGGTTTTCATCGTCCTGCCGCTTGGAATCTATATCGCCACCGATCCGGAACGGCGAAAGAATCAGGAATAATTGATCAATGAATTGGAAGCAAATTTATGATCACATGGACGAGCGCGAACGGCTCGAAATGCTCAGACTCCTACTCAAGCGGGTCGAGCATCCGCGCCGCGTTTTGCGGCCGGCGCACCTGCTCTTTCCAGCCATGCTGGCGCAAATGATCCTGCTGTCTATTTCTTTTTGGATGAAGTCGTTTTCTCAGGCTGCGATCGGCAATTTGATCATTGCTAGCCTGGCTATGCTTCCTTCCGTGTTTCCGCAAAAGCGACGTTTCCAGGCACATTGGGTGAGGTCATTATGACAACAAGCCCCTTAAGTGTTATTCGGATTTAGTAAAGGTAGCTTGAAACCGACAAAAAGGATAGGATTACAAATAGCACACCTGTTTGATTGACAAAAGGTCACAAAAATGTTATTTTATAGTATATACACTATAATCCATGATTTGGACAGCCACAATGTGGATTATTGAATATTACCAAGCATCAAACGGCAAATGTCCTACTCAGGAGTTTTTGGATGATTTAAAGAAACGAAAGGAACTCCCACACGCCATTCGACTTATTAATCTACTTGCAGAACATGGCAATAATCTAAAACGTCCATATGTAGAGCATCTTGGTGGAGGAATTTACGAACTGCGAATTCGCGTCAAACGGCAGCAAATCAGGATTCTCTATTTCTATTTTTACCAGGAAAGAATAATCTTTTCTCATGGCATACGCAAAGAAGATGATGTTCCACCTTCAGAGATAGACAAAGCCCAAAAAAACAAGTCCGATTACTTCCTAAAACACGAAAGAAAACCATGAAACATTTAGATTATATAGCCCAGTTAGAAAGCGATCTAGAATATCAAGCCGAATTAGCTGAGCTAAAAACACATTTCGCCCTTGGTGATGCCATTATTCACGCTCGTATAAACAAAGGATTATCCCAAACGGAGCTCGCTGAATTGGTAGGGACCAAACAAGCAAATATTTCACGAATTGAAGCCGCCCTAGGAAATCCAACATTAAAGTTGATCAATAAGATACTTCGGGCCCTTGATCTTGATATGAAATTTGTTGCGCCAAATTCTACGACTTCATATAAAACCATTGCTAAATCTATTAATTATCAACAACCAGGTATACCAGTTAACAACTGGCCTACCAGAGCAAACATAAATTCATCATCATCGCAGATTACAGGAAAACTTTCAAAATGATACGCCCCATTTGGTCAGTTCTTTGCCAAAGCGCATCGTTTGATGCACAGACAAACAGCGTTAGCTTACTAAACATATTGGAGAATATCATGGTACTAGGAGAGCCCGATGATGAGCATCCTGTCGCCATACCAGCCGAGATGGTTTCTTTGTGGTCAAGAGAAAATATCACTTCGCCTGCTACTGGTTCGATGAGACTTTATTATATTGATCCGAACGGAACTCAATCCACTCCAATCTCTTTGGGAATAGATCTGTCCAAAGCTATTTATCATCGCACAAGAATAAATTTAACTGGGTTACTCCTGACAAAAAAAGGGTTGTATAGTTTCATTGTCGAATATCAA